GTAGAAGATGTGCCTAAAAAAACGCCCACCGAGTCATCATGCTTGCGTGCGTTGCACGTTCGACAGGCTGCAGCAAGGTTATCCGGATCATCAGACCCACCACGCTTGAGTGGAATGATGTGATCGACTTCGTTAGCCACACCACCACAGTAGGTGCATGTCCAGCCATCGCGATTGAGGATGGTGATGCGCAACTTCTTCCACCTTCCATCGCGCTTGCTTTCCTTAGCCATCAGCATCCTCACATTGGCAACTACCACCATACAGGCTAGGACATGCCTCGTCATCGTGAGCCATCAATGCCATCCCTTACGCTTGAAGTGCTTGAGTGCTTTGCATGGGCTGCCATACCTAGCCTCGATGTAACGCACTCCCCATTCTATCTGTTGATATGGATTAGCCTTGGCTAACCATTGGCTTCTACCTTGTGGTATTCCATGATGTGACCCATTCCTAGCGTTGGGTCTCCAGTTACTCTCACGCTCATACAGTTCGACTATGCACTCAAACTGATCCCAGTCTTTCAGTTGATTGTATGCATGTAACTTGTAATTCATTGGGTCTTTGGCTGGTCGTGCCTGAGATATATCTGTACTCAGCAAACCTATAAATACGGCTAACAGGCAAATTAGCAAAGAGCGGGCCCAATGCTGTGAGCCTTGTGCCGGGCCGTCTATAGTGCCCGGACTGGCACTCAGCATAGCAAGCGAGTCAAGTTTCATGAGCGTAAGCCTCCTCATAATCTCAATATATGGACAGTGATATTGGTCACATCGGTAAACTGTAACGGCCGTAGTCGAGAAGCCTGAGATCACCCTCCCGATCTATGAGTTGCCAGTCGCAGTAGATGACCCCAAACTGGTCATCGATAAGACCCCTAACCAAAGCATCGTCTAGGTCTCCGCATGTGTATAAATCGAACCTCAACTCTGCCGGATTTTTCTCATCCCAGATGTGGAATGCAATATGGCTGGTCTCAATGAGGATGGCCGCAGTCATGCCTCGATTGCCCTCAGCCTTGACGTACTTGGCTACTGGCTCAATGATCCGCTTCATGCGAATCTGATCCACCACGTCAATCAAGAATCGCTCGGCCTCAGCCTCTTGAAAGATGGGCCGGTCAATGAATGCATTGATCAATAAGTGCTTATGCTGGATCATGCTGCCACGTCCTTTGGATAACATCTTTCGCAAATCTCGCGTTTATATACGAATACTCCGCACATAATGCACCTACTTACTCCTTTATCGTCTGCCATACCCACTCGCTTTCAGTAAATAGACCAGATCAGCCAATCGAACCACGCCAACCCAGTCATCCATGGATGCCTCACCCTGCCCATTCAGCCTCATAATGGCCACTCCCATTCCGGTCTCTTTGGCTCTGGCTCTAAGTTGTGCCATAGCAGATGCAGGATCAAATCCTCGTCTCGCTTTGACCTCAACATCCAGACCCTCAATGCCCAGTATGTCGCTGCCACTAGCAGCCATGGACGTAACGTGCGCTCCCTCAAAGCCATGGCGAAGTAGATATTGCGCCACAAGTTTCTCAGTTTCACGTCCTCGCTCCCTTCTACTCATGACCACGCTTTCTCGTAGTGCTCTTGGCATGCCCAGTTATAATCCAATGGGTCTTCTTCATGCATCTGGACTCGATAGCCTGCATAACTGACTAGGTCAATGCCGCACCAATCGCATTTGACTGGGTGCTTGTTTGGCTCGCCCGTGCGATCTATCTCAGACATTGGCTTTGCCCTCGAATACCCAAGTGCCATTGACCCAGTTGCCCCACTTGGCTGGACATTGCTCAGATTTTGACTTAGCACCACAAACGTAGCCCATATAGGGTTTGCCGGTCTTGCCTGTGCCTTCCTTGCGTAGCATCTGGCCGTGGGCGCATGTAAAGCCCTCAACGGTTGCCCCGAGCGACTTTTGCAAGTCAGCGATAAAGGTGTCGTTCTCATCAAACGCCTTGCGCTCAAAGTCATCCCAAACGACAGTCACCGGTTCATTGGCCACCGGCTTCTCATCCGGCTTCCATGGATGCTCTACTTTGTGACCTGCATCACCTCGGCTGACCTTAGCCATTTCCTCACGCGATGCTCGTTTTCCCTTCGCAGCGTAGCCAGCGTTGGCAAGGGCGCGACCGATAGCAGACGTTTCTGCGTTCTCAAGAGCCGAAGTAGAATTGACCCCTCGATCAGTAACAGTCTCCTCAGCCAAACCGGTGGCAAAGGGCTGCGCATCTGTGTCCACTCGATACAGTCGAGCAGCCACAATAAAACGATTACCTTCGTGTGCCAATAACTCCGTCTCAATCCGCCCCGGCGGATAATCGTTCCAAAACTTAGCCAAACGATCCTCAACTGGCTCATAATTGTCCAAGTTCCATGCCATCTAATTGCTCCTTTCCGAGCGCGTAGTCCAACTGTTGTCGGAATGTCCACACAGACCCATCGTGCCAGAGTTGCGCATCATTGGCGCATGGCTGGCAGTAGTGGCGTGTCCTTCCCTTGTGCTTCTGTGTCTCAGAGACCACCTGCCAGACGGCCGGGGTCTGTTGTCGTGGGTGCCCCTTAGGGTATGCGAGTCGGCAGACATCGCACCAGATTGACTTGGTCTGAAGTTTCCTAATAGGCATCGAACTCAGTCGGGTCGGTAGTTGCCAGTTGCGCTGCGAGGCTTGCGTAAGCCACCAGATCGACATATCCGTCTCGACCTCTGTGACCGGGTGTCTCTGCCAGCCGTGAGACCTTGACCAAAGCCATACATATAGCGACTTGATCTGGCGTGATTGGGATCTCCAAATACGCACTCCACAAGTCAGCGATACGCCGGTGATTGATGTATGGGTGACCATAGATTGCTCCACGATCACCCCGGATACGGCCTGCTTCATCGAGTACTTCTTGCGCTGTGATCGTTTTGGGCGAGTCGCTTTCCATCCTTGAATCCTTTCCAGTACCAGTTTTCGGTTATGGCTGTGTAGAGCAATCCCAAAACCGGGATGGCTATGAGTGCAATGATGTAATAGATGGCTAATGGATCAAAACCGATGGCGGTCATGCGACCACCTTGCCTTTCATCAGATGTTTGATGGCTGTCTCAAGGGTTGTGGCTGCACCGATGACCTGATATGTGCCAAACGCATTGATTTCCTGAATCGACCAGATTTTGCGGCCTGACCCATTCCTAACATGCACAATGCGGATCTGGCCGTCTTCTGTCTCGTACCAACTATTAGTGATCTTGTTGAGGCTCATAATTTCCTTTCTGTGTCGGGCTTTCCGACATGAGGAAATCTACGCCTGTCTAGCCAGACTTCAACCGGCTATCGGCGTGTCTTTGATAACGATTTCATAACGAAATCCGAGGCCGCATCCCAATCGTCTATGTGATCGTCAATAGTCCGGACGATGGGCACTATGGTCTCAACCATAGACCTTGCCCTCGACTATGAAACTGCCGTCCTTCTCGATAGGCACGAAGACCGGGGTAACCTTGCCCTTGGACTCATAAATCAGGCCAAAGCCTTGCTGCCAGTTGCCTGCCCCACCTTTGAGATACTTGGCATCCTTGAAGTTCATCAGATTCCCGACCTCAAAGCCCCACAGAATACCCCCTAAAACGCCTCCAGAAGCCATTGTAAGCCCCGAAAGTCCAGCCCTATGGGTATGACCACATACAACCGATTTTCCATGCCGTAGAGCCAATCCTAGGGCTGTTTGACCACCCTTCTGGGAGACTGCCCCCTCGTCACCATGGAGCACAATCCAATTCTTTGCTATGGGCATGGGGTCGCGCCAGAACTTGATGCCTAGGTCAGGCAGTCCGAGCCAGTTCTCAAACTGCAATTCTGGCAAAGCCGCTAAGGCTGGCAGTCTGGTCTTTATGGAGTTATAAAGCCGGTCTGTGTGATTGCTTCTGACCATGTCGGTCACTCGTAAATCGAATAGTACTTCCTGAGTAATCCTGCGGTCTCGATCGAGTGTGCCAGCGAATTCCCCTGCCAAGCCACGCTCCCATCTGGAGAGTTGAGGCAGATCAATTTCATCGCCAACAGTTGCGACTCGGTCTGGCTTCCATCGCTTGATGAAGGCTGCAACGTTTTTGACGGCTTTGGAATCATGATAGGGAACTTGTAGATCGCTTATAACTACTGTGCGCCTAATCGTCTTCTTCTTCCTCGTCTTCATCCAACTCGTCAGGCCGAGGGGCTACCCATTCTGGCAATCGCTGATCCACTAGCCAGCCCTGAATGGTCGCATCATCAAAGCCTGCTCGCCTCATGGACTCGGCAACCTCATAGAGGCTGATGGCCCATGCATCGAGTTTGGTGATTTCTTTGGTGCGCTTAGCGGCTCGCTCTTTTGCTCTTAGGCTTGCGAGTTTTTGCGCCTTGGTCTTTCGCTTTGCCACGGTGCGCACCTCCTTGGGTCATAAGTGTCGCATAGATCTCTGACTGTCTAGCGGTCAACACGCCTATTTCAATCTCTAGTTTGTCCATCCGAGCAAACATCTGATTGCCGAGTTCCAGCACAAACTGGTGAACCGTCCATCTCAACGCGGCTACAAACGCACCAGCGATCGCGATCAGACCAGCAATTAGTCCGACCCATTCCTCCGGACTCACTTCTTATAA